CCGCTTCTTGAATCGTGCCCCGAGGGCCTCAGCACACCCACGCAATACCTCGAGGGAGATACCGAACGAAGTATCCGACAGGTCCTCCGCGCCCGACTTCCATGGTCCGGCAAAGGCATCTACGAAAACCAGACTTGGCGCTTCGGATACCCCCAAGATCATCACGTAGCGCTCGACGTAGTTTCGCAGCAGGTCGTGCTTCGCCTTTGCGTGCTCGCGGCCGCTATAGCAATCAAGATCCCCTCGCTTCACGGGCACACCTCCCCAGTGCGACCTCACCTGCCGAAATCTAGCACGCCAAAGGGTAAGATCAGCCCCATGTGCTACTCCGCCCAGATCCACGCCGAATACAAGAAGTTCGTCCGCGCCACCGGGTCGGCGATCGACATCGACGGCTACGTGAAGGTCTTCTGGTGGAAGCAGGGGATCGACCCGGGCAAGCGTCCGAAGGCGCCCCGGGGCCTGGAGCGCGACATCCTCCAGCACGGGCCGCCCGAGGTGGCCGACCTGATCCGCCAGTGGGACACCTGGGAGGTCGACCAGCTGACGCAGGAGATCTTCGCCCAGCGGCGACGGGTGGCCGACGCCGAGCGCGCTCTGCTGGCCCGGGACACGAAGAAGGCCCGGGAGGACGTCCGGATCGGCACCAACAAGGTAGCCGCGGCCCAGCGCCGGCTGGATAGCCTGAAGGGCAAGCCCAGCGACCAGGACTGGCGCATCTACCCCGGCGTCTACGCGCCGGTGATCGTTGCCGAAGCTGGCCAGCGGGTGGTCCGGCTCATGCGCTACCAGTGCCGCCCCGCGGGCAAGCCGGCCTTCTATGACCGCAAGTTCCCCGGCACCTACAACGCCAGGCGAGACAACCTCGAGGGCTTCTGGCGGGCCCAGTTCGGCCACTTCCACGGCCTGCTGGTCGCTGACGTGTTCTTCGAGAACGTGGAGGGGCCGGACGGGAAGAACCGCGTCCTCGCCTTCACGCCGCGCGATCGCGAGCCGATGCTGATCGCCTGCCTCTGGTCCGCCTGGACCGATCCGACTGGCCGAGAGCCCGACCTGCTGTCCTTCGCCGCCATCACGGACGACCCGGAGCCCGAGGTGGCCGCCGCCGGCCACGACCGCACCGTGATCAACATCAAGCCCGAGCACATCGATGCCTGGCTGAATCCGGGTTCGCAGAGTCTCGACGCCCTGCAGGCCATCTTCGATGACAAGCGCCACCCCTACTACGAGCACCGGGAAGCCGCATGACCTCAAACGACAGCACCCTCGACGAGCAGGACCGCCGTCTGGACGAGTTGCGAGCCATGGTGGAGGGCGTGCTGGAGCCGCTGTGGTACAGCAACTGGCTGGGCCGCACGCACGCAGAATGGAAGGTGGCGCGCGATGCGGCGCTGGCCGAGCTCCAGCGTGGAGTTGCCTCGGACTGGGACCGCGAGAACCTTGAGATCCTGCTCCGCGAGAGCTTCTACTGGGAAGGCACCCCGTACGAGCACAAGATGATCGACCGCAACGGGGTGATCGTCAGCGACGACCCGTACGCGGACCCCGTCCCCGTCGGCTTCGCCCATCTCGAGGCCGCGCTGGAGTCGGACCGGTGGGAGGACAAGTCGGCCGAGGACTTCTGGAGCTGGTGGGATGCCCAGGCCGCGCAGGTCGAGGCCATGGCCGACAACAGCGAGATGGCGGACGTGCAGGCCCGGCTGAACGCCTTGCGCCAGACGGCCGCCGGGCGGTTCCCGTCCCCCGGGGCGACAGCCAGCCAGGCCGACGCGGCCACCGACTGAGGGTTCCACGATGCCCTGCCTGGACCGCGCCACCCTCGACCGCCAGCTCGACGAGCTTGAGGCGGGCCTGCCGGCGCTGATCGCCGAGACCCGGCCGGAAGACGTGATGGAGGCCTTCTCTGGGATCGCGGACGAGATCCTCGAGCATGCCAGCGCGGACGACTGCCGCCACGTGGACGCCCGCATCAACTGCATGCTGCACCAGGCCGGGCTGGTGCCCGGCGACGAGAGCGAGCCCTGCGATGACGCCTGACCAGCTCGAGGAACGGCTGCAGATGCTGGCGCGGGAGGTCGGGGAATTCTCGAACGCCCGCGGCGGCCGGACGCCCCGCGAGTTCGCCACCTGGTTCTGGGACCGGGCCGAGGACATCAAGGCCGAGGCCGGCGCGGATCTGGCCGAGCTGGCGCAGGAGCGGATCGTGGACATTGCCGACAGCGCGCTCGACGCGGGCCTGTTCGGCAGGGACGGCGACGAGGACGCGCCCTTCGGCGCCTGAGCGCCCTGCCCTTCACGGGGAATCGGGCGGCGCCGCGACCGGCGTGACGCCCGGGTGCCGGGCCAGGCACCGGCGCATGGAATCGATCCGGGCCTGCTCCCGCAGGTGGTCCGCGTGGCGCGTCGCCCACGTCTCCACGCCGGCGATGCCGGACTCGCGGCTTCGGCACCGCCGCGTGATCGATGGGCCCAACGTCTCCACGCTGGGCATCAGCATCGCGTACCAGCCGCCGCGGACGTCCTGCATCAGCTGCGCCACGCGCGCGCCGCGGCAGAACAGCGCCAGCTCGCCAGGCGGGGCGTTCTGGTAGCGCGGGGCCCAGTGGAAGTCGTCCGGAAGCATGGGGCGCAGGGTACGCCCGCCGGTCTCGCCCGTTGCGACGCCAGCTGCGCCCCCGGGCGGGGGCGCCCGCGCGCATGTGGGCCATCGTCGGTCGCGTCGACTCCGCGCGGTGCTGGCCCGGACAGTATGCAGCCAGCGACCGCCGCATCCCTGCGGCGGCCCAGCACGGCTGGATGGCTCGCACGGCCGGGGAAGGTGTGCGACCAGGGGAAGGTCGCGGACGATCCGGTTCCGGCTGGCGTGCGCCGTGTGTTGCTGGCGGGAGTCAGCATGCCCGGCCGCCCTCCGCGGCGCAGTCAGCGCCGGCCGCGCCGCCCTGTCGGAGAAGCCCTACAGGAAGCCGGCGCTACTGCAGGACGATGACGTTCCGGATCCCTAGCCATTGGAGCGCCCCCGGCGCGCTGCGCGGTCCACATGGCGGGCCCATCGCCTTTGAGGGGCGCGCGCACCGGGCCCACCGAGCGTTAAGCTTGGCAGATGGGGAAGCAAGGAAGTTATCTTCCGGCGGTGGACGGCCTCCGCGCAGTCGCGGTGCTCGCCGTCGTCGCCTACCACGCCGGCCTACCGATCACCGGCGGCTTCGTCGGGGTTGACGTCTTCTTCGTGATCTCGGGCTTCCTGATCACCCGCATTCTGCGGGACGAGCTCCAGGCAAGCGGCCGGATCAGCTACTCGCAGTTTTACGCACGTCGGATTCGACGCATATATCCCGCCTTGGTAACGGTGCTGGCCACCACCATCGCCCTCTCCGCATTATTGGGCGCGCAAGGTCAGCAGCGCGTGCTCGCGTCTGCCTTGGCTTCACTGGCCATGGTCGGAAATTTCCACTTCCAGGCAGTCACCGGCGGATACTTCGACGCCGCCAGCGAGCACATGCCGCTATTGCACCTGTGGTCCCTCGGCGTAGAGGAGCAGTTCTACCTGGTCTGGCCGTTACTGCTCCCCTTGATCGTCCGCCGGCGCACCGTCCTGCTGGTGATCGCCGCACTCAGCCTTGGCTTGGCGGAGTGGTGGCTGCGCTCGAACCCAGAGGCCGCCTTCTATCAGATGCCGCCCCGCGCCTGGGAACTTGCCGGTGGCGCGTGGCTCGCGCTCCGACCGCTCCCAAAGGTCGCGCCTGGATGGATGGGTCCGTCAGGGCTGCTGCTGGTGGCCCTCGGGATCCTGCTTCCGGCGCCGGCGGGACACTTTCCAGGACTCGGGACGCTCCCCGCAGTCATGGGCGCCATGCTGCTCATCCATGCCGCCAGGGATGCGGCCGCGCCGGTCAATCAAATGCTGACCTCACGGCCCTTCGTGTACGTCGGGCTGATCTCCTACAGCCTGTACCTGTGGCACTGGCCTCTGCTCGCAGTCCACCGAGCGACTAACCTTCAGACCTCGGCTGCGATCGCCGCAAGCCTGTGCCTTGTCGCCGCCGGGCTGGCCGCCCTTACCTATCGCTACGTTGAGGAGCCGTTGCGTCGCGGCTACGCGCCACTACGCACGCAAGCAGCGGCGATAGTTTGTGTCGCCTGTCTGGGAGCAGTGTCAGCCACCACGTTGGCGTCACGACAGCCGCAGCCCGGCACCGAAGCAAGCCTCGTCATTGAGCATCGCTACCGTCCATGCACGGTTCCCGCCGGGCACGTGCGCCCGCTCAGCGAAAACTGTCGCCCACAAGATGCGGACGTGGTTCTATGGGGCGACTCGCACGCTTCTTCGTGGCAACCATTCGCGGCCGAAGTGGGCTCCGTTGCCGACTTCACCATGACAGCGTGCATGCCATTTAGCGGCTGGAAACCCGAGAAGGGCCAAGCGAAGCTCCACCCATCTGCGTGTGGCGCCCATAATGAAGAGGCCATGGACCACATTCGCCGTCATGGCCGCACGATCGTGGTCAACGCATTCTTTCGCGACAAGATGCATGTACTGCCCTACTTCGCCGCCGCTATTGATGAGGTCGCCCCTCACTCTAACCGCATCCTCTTGCTGATGCCGACCCCCTATCTGAGGCGCGACGCATCGGCATGCATACGCCTCAAACTCGACTGTGGCATGCGGCGCGCCGACTACGAAGCCTATGTCGAACCGATACGCAGGGAGTTTCATAACCTCTCGCAGCGCCACCCCAGCATCACCGTCGTCGAGGTCGCCGATTTTTTCTGCGACGAACTCGAGTGCCCTGTCGCCCGGTACGGCTACCCGCTGTACATGGACAGCCACCACATCACGACCCGAGCGGCCCGCCACTTCGCTTCGATCCACGTGGCGACAGCACAGGCGGGGCAAGAGGAAGCGAACCACGATGTGTCCTATACGGCCTACGGAAACTAGGACATCGGAAATGGGGCGGGCGGCGGCGTGAAATCCGCGGTGTGCAGCGCCACGCCGTTCGTGCGGCGCCAGCCGCCGATCCAACCATGGAAGTCGCGTCCGGTGTTGAATGGCTCGCGCCCGATGGTGAGGTCATTGACCCCATCCTGAGGTGTGTTGCTCTGGGCCGCGGACGCTTCCAGATGCCCGTCCAGGAACAGATACCAGGCTGTGCCATTCTTGACGACCTCGACGTGGTGGAAGGCGCCAGGGGCCACCGCGGTCGAACTTACCAGCGTGACCACGGCGCTTGGAGAACGGTAGGCTGCAAACTGAACCCGCCCATCCGCCAGCACATAGAGCGAGAAGTCGACCGTGCCGACGCCTCGCTTGCTGGCGAGAGCATGCAGCTTGGACGAGGCAGTTCGGAAAAAGAGTTCCATCGTCAGGGCGGCAACATTCGTATCCAGCCAGGACGCGTCCGGCGTGGAAATGTAATCTCCGGTCCCGTCCAAAAACAGGGACGACGTCCCGTTCACGCTCTGCGCGGTGTCAATCTGAGCATTGCCGTGGAACGTCCAGGCCGCACCCTTGTCGTCCGTCGTGGTCGTTGCGCCGTCCGCACCAATGAAGTTCAGCTGCGACGTCACGTGGTCCCAGTATGGAAACCCTGCCTCATCGACCACCACCGACTGCTGGCTCGTTGCGATCGCGCCATCATCGTCCTCCACGATCACGTCGAAGGCGTAGATTCCGGCCGCGGATGCCGTACCGGCGATTTCGCCGGTGTCAGGATCGATGCTCCACTCCGCGGGCGCACCGCTCCCCAGGCTCCAGACGTACGGCGGCACCCCGCCCGTCGCGGTGAGCGACCCGCTGTATGCTTGGCCGACCGCACCTGGTGGCAGGGTGCCCGACAGTGCCAGCTCGCCGCTGTACAGGAACGAGACCGACGCGGCCTGCCAGCTTTCGAGCTCGTCTCGAATCGCCGCGACCTCCACCGTCATGGTGCCCCCACCCGGATACCCGCCGTACCCGTGAGTTGCACCGGCAATGCCGTTGACTTCGTCGACCAGCACGTCGTCCAGGTAGACGCGAAGCGTGTACGTGGTTCCCGGCTCGGGGCCGATAGATGCTACTGAGGCATCCACAAGCTGGTCTGCCTGCAGGACGCGGTCCCGGTGCACCCAGGCGACGTCGAACTCCATCGACACCTCCAGCGGGGCAGGATCCCCATTGATCGTCAGCTGGTGCGGCGGGTACGGCCGCGCAGCACGCTGCTTCATAGGCACGGCGAGCGTCGGCGCCTCCGACGCTGGCAACTCGTGGGTGCCTGTGCGCGGCAGCAGCTTGACCTCGACCGTCTCGGCGGTGGCGTACTCTGCCTGGTCAGTCGCACCCCAGGCATCGAAGAAGTACACCCGCTCGCCTGGGGCGTGCTCCGCGGCCACGGTATCCCCGCAGCCGCGACCGAACTCGGCGGTTCCGGTGGTCGGATCTACGGCATCCACGCGCACCAGCTCGCTGCCCCATAGGGCGGCCGTGCCCACCTCCACGCGCGTGAGCAGGCTGCCGCCGGACAGGGTAAACGCGGTGTCTGTGGGGCCGGCGCCCTCGACGACGATGGCGCTCGGACACCAGTCGAAAGTGCCAGTGCGCGCGAATTCGCCGCCCGCGGGCCGCGTCAGCAGGGCATAGCCCTGTCCGTTACCCGGCTTCACCCCAGCGGCCACGATGAATCCAGCATCGGCATCCAGTGCCGCCAGATCGCCGGCCGACAGCACGCCGGCCAGCTCGACGTACGGCGCCTCGAACAGTATCTGGTGCGCGATCGGATCAGGGACAGGACGCGATGGCGGCAGGGTCGGCTGGCCGACCACGTAGGCCGTGGCGGGCATGGCGAAGATATCCTGCACTGCGACGAGCCGTATGGCACCGCTCTGCAGCGTGCCGCGGTCGATGTCGGCCACCCTGCAAACCATGTCCGCGATGCCGCGTTTGGGCGACTGCAGGCGGAAGGCGTGACCCTTGCGCCAGTTGTAGGGCTTGCGATTGGTGGCCAGGCTGAAGCGGCGTGTCGGTATGGACTTGTTGCGCAAGTGGCGCAGGGCCAAACGGTTGGCCAAGGCCTCGGAAGGCACCTCGGGGTACTCGCGCACCTCGGGGTTCACGCTCCCCAGCGTATTGATCGCCGCCAGCGCGTGCACATGGGGCGTGATGCGCGACTGCTTCGTGTCCGGGTCGAACCACTTCACCGCCACCTGGTTGACGGCATCGTCCCGGCTGGTCGGGTCCTCCTGCCAGTCGAGAACGTCGTCGTCGGTCAGCACCGGCAGCGCGGCAATCTCCGACAGCGACAGTTCCCGGATCAGGTCCAGGTACCACTTGCCGTTGTAGCGTGAGCACTCCGCGCCGATCAGGTCCAGGACGCGCTGCCGGAACTGCTCGATCGTCTCCTGGGCGTGGTTGTACTTCGTGCAGATGCCGAAGGCTTCGGAGTGGAGACGGTCGGCAGCCGCGCGGAAGCTCGCGTCGTCGATCGACGCGATCGGCTCACCCTGCAGGTAGGTCAGACTGTCGTAGATGACGTGGGCCGGGTTCATGGCCAACTGGCCACCCTTCCACACGCGCAGCGACAACCCGCCGCGGTTGTCGTTGACCGGCTCGTCGTAGAGCCACAGCGTGTATGAGGCGGAGCCGGTCAGCACCACGTAGCGATCGGTGACCGCTGCCAGTGCCTCAGCAGCGGTCGGGAAGTACCAATTCGCGCGCAGGTCCGGGTCGGCTTCGGAGCCCCAGTACTCGGTCGTCTCCTCGGCATCGTTGGTCACGCGGAACCGGTTTGTCCACGGGCGGCCCTCGGCCAGTGGGTTGCTGTCGCTCGGCCAGGGCGACCACGCGTGGTAGGTGAGTCCAGGCGACTTGCTGACGATCAGCGTGTCCTGGGCGGTGAAGCCCGAATTGATCGTGACCCCGGCGTAGGGGCCGACCGCCGCGCTGGTGGCCGGAAATGCAAGGTCCTCGATGAATGTTTCGGGCGGCACCAGCACGATGGCTGCCTTGTCCGGATGCCAGCACACCCCGTCCAGCCACCCCTCGTAGATCCGCTCCGTCAGCACCGATATCGCCTTCGGGTACGGGTTCCCCGCGCCATACCGCCCGCTGTTGAACTGCAGGAGCGCCACGCCGTTATGGTTGGACGGGTCGGGGCCCATCGCAGTCTGAAAGAACACGTTGGGCTCGGCGTCAAGCTCGCCGAACATCACGTCGAACGTGCCCTGGATGCCGCCTTCCTTTTCTTCGCCGCCCCACAGGTTGGGCTGGTCGACGTTGATGCTGCCGCTGGCGGTCAGCTCGCCCTGCCAGGCCGGCACGTCACCGCCGCGGATCTGCAGCAGCTTGTCGAACGGGCCCTCGTGCAGCACCAGTTGGAAGAACGGGTGGTACCAGTAGCTGACGGTGGTCTTCTTGCTGCTACCCATGGGCCTGCGCCTCGCTTTCGTGTGCCCACTTCACCAGGGCGGCGGCCATGCCATCACCGGTGGCCAGCAGCTGCTGCTCATCGATGCCATCGCGCAGGAAGGCGCCGAAGTCCAGGCCGTGCCGCTTGAACCAGGCGCGTGACTTCGGCAGGCAGAACCCGGCCCGGGCGCGGAAGTACGGGATGGTGCGCAGGTGCTGAATGGTCACGATCACTTCTTGCCCTGCTTTTTCCGGATGGGCTCCGGGTCGCCGTTGAGCCATGCGGTCCACTTGCTGTCGTCGGTCCACACGCGGCCGTAGATGCGCTCGAGCGGGGCACCGTCTTCCACCACGGGCTGCTGGCCTTCGGTGGGTTTGGGCGGCTCCGCCTTCGGCCGCATGGCCCAGCTGATCAGCATCGACACCACGAACATCACCAATTGCACCCACCACGCCGCGGCCGGCTCGCCCGGCGCCGCCGGCGGGCGCAGCCCCAGCCAGTCGGCCAACAGCTGCAGGCCGCTGATGCTGGCCACCACGGTTGCCGCCCAGAACGCGGTGACGCGCGTCGCCTCGCGGTGCTTGTCCAGCACCAGGTAGTGCGCCATCCACCAGCACCAGTGCGCCTTCGCGGCGATGCGGGTCATCCCCATGCCTGCGACCTCCCCATCGGGTCCTCGGTGGGCAGGTAGATGAAGCCCGGGTAGTGGACGGCGTTGCCGCGGGCGGTGCAGGCCTCGAGGTTGTGCGGGCAACCCCAGTACGTGCGCAGCTCGCGGCCGCTGACCAGGTCCGGGTGGCCGTAGTCGACGGTGATCGCGTTGCCGGTGTGCGCCAGGATGTTGCGCACTTCCCACAGCCCGTTGCCGCGCTGCCACTTGATGAAGCCGCCCTCGAGGCCGAACGGCGACCCGGCGAACTCCGGCGCGGTGAGCGTGAGGCCGGCGGCGTCGGCGCTGAGCGTGGCCACGAACCACAGCGGATCCGTGTACACCCTGACAGCGTCGTCGACGGCCAGTCCGGCGGCGTTGTCGAGGGTGAACACGTTCCCGTCGACCGCTGCAATCTGCGCCGACTGGGGGTGGTCGTCGGCCCCGAGCCACTCTATCGGCCCGCCCATCACGGGCCGCGGCGCCACGAAGGGGAACGAAAGCGTGACGTCGTTGCCGTCCACCGCGCTCACCAGCCCGGTCACTGCGATCGGCTCCGGGTCAAGGTTGCACTGGCCGTAGCCCTGGCTGTACAGCGCCACGCTGCAGTTGCGCGAGATCCGCTTCGCCCGCCCTGCCGTGCGCGAGTTGCTGCGCGACGGGTCGCAGGTGAGCGTCATCTCCACGTCCTTGAAGGACGGGGCGAGGACGCGGCCGGACCACTCCTCGTGGATCTCCTCGTCCAGGTCGCCCAGGTGCGTGGTGGCGATGGTCACGAACACCCGCGTGCTGGGCGGGTACGGCCGCCACCAGCCCAGCAGCACCTGCGTGGGCGGCGTGTCGGTTGCAGCCGGGTCCAGCAGCGCCGGCATGGTGATCGTCACCTGCGCCTTGCCGCTGCTGGCAGTGTCGCGGATGGGCGAGTGGCTGATCCCGCGGGCGCCCTTGTACAGGTCGCCGCCGATGGTCAGGTCCCGATCGGTGGAGTTGAAGCGCTCCACCAGCGGGCCGTGCACGAAGGTGTACAGCGCCGCCTTGCGCCCCAGGATGCGCGAGAGCTCGAACAGGCTAAACGCCATGGCTCGCCTCCCCGCGGAACTCCAGCGTGGTGCGCACCACGTCGCTGGTCCA